CATAAAGCAACTGCTAATATCCCAAGAATGAAGATAGTCGGCATGATCCCTATTGATGATGTGCTTATCATTTCTTCGGTTACTTCTTTTGGATACCTGCGAATAAGTATAAAGCTCGTTGCGCCAAATATAGATAATACTGCTACGCCCTTACTTATTAAGTTGTATAGCTTCATATTCATCACGATACTTCTCTAGTAATAAAATTGCGTTTTGATTTGCTACTGGATTATCTACAAATAACTTGGCTTCAAGTTTACCCTCAATACTAACCATTTTGTCTAAGAGTTCAACCTCATACAATTCAACTTTGCGAAGTCCATTATCCAATATTTTCTTAATCATTGGGAACTCAACTACCATTGCCATAATTTTAATAAACACTTCAGGCTTATCGGTCAATTTAGCAAGTATATTAAATCCTATTTCTTCTATCTTAGCGATACCTATTGGAGTTTTAAAATACTTAAATATAGTTCTCGTTTTAAGTAAAGTTATAATAGTTGCTAATCCCCCTACTGATACTACGAAGTTTTTAAGACTTGCGAAGTCCGTTATCATAGCAACCCACTCATCAAATTGACTAGGCTCAACGATTACTTCCTCTATAATTTCTTCAGCGAATACTCCGTTAATTCCTAACATTGTTACTGCGAATAATGCAATTACTAATAATACTTTTCTCATAATGCCACCACTTTCTTTTTATTTAATTCTAATTTACCATCTTTAATGTTATAAAAACTCAATGGGAATTTTGTTTCTTGCTCTTCTACTATCTCTAATTTATCAATATGTTTAAGTTGATCGCCCAACTGAATTAAGTATGCCGTATCCTTTTTCACGATATGCGATTCAGCTAACTCATCTAATAAGATTTTAATAAGATGTTGTTGCCTATTAACTAAACTATATAATTCCTGTAAACTAACCCCATCTAATTCTAACTTACTCACATCAATATATTTCATTTCACTCTTATTCTTAATTGCTACCTTGATATTTCTCATCTCCTTTATTAGTAATAGCCGACTATATTAAGTTTAGTCGCTTTTTACTGTGTACTAAATAGTATTAATTTAAAATTATTTTATATGTTTACAATATAGTTTACAATATAATCAAATCATTGTTTACAATACATTTTATTACCCTGTGTAATGCGCATATATTAGCATTTTCACCTATATTATTTAATTATTGCTAACATATAAGCATTTTCGTGATAATCAATCTTTATTTATATTCATATTCGTGTATATCGAGAGGGCTTTTACACCCTCAACAATTTATGCTGTGTGGTACATAGTATTATTTTAAAAATATTTTATCTAAAATTCTCTAATTGTTGTAGTATAATGTTCTACTGTAATAATATCGCCAGCAGTATCAGCCATAACAACTAATTGTATTTCATCATTTGGTTCTAATTCTACTACACATGTTCCTGACAATACTTGTTCCTCGCCAACAAATTTTAAGAATACACCCATTTGTGAGCCTGTAATAAATACACCGTTTTTCTTAACCCCTAAGTCAGTAGTAATACCTGATGAATCTCCTGATAATGTACCATGATAATCTATCTCAAAGAATTTAGGCTTGCTTCCTGTATATTTAATACCTGGAGTAACAACTGTTGCTACACCAAAATTTCTAGCCAAGTTATTTACAAATGTTCCTAATATAGGATACCAAGTATCTGCTAGCGTACAAGTTGTATTAGATGGAGTATCCAAATAAGCAAATACGCCTGCTGAGTTATTCTCATCAACATCATCTCGTAAGCCTTTTAACATCTCACTATGTAACGCAGTTTGAGCCTTATGATTTAATGCAAACTCTATATCATATTCAGTTGCTAAACCGTTAGCGGTAGATTGTATGAGTGTAGTCGTGCTTTCTTGTATCAATGCACCTGTGTATTCTAATTCACTATTTACTATGTCGGCTAATTGGAAGTATACCGTTGCTGTTCCTGTTAATGTTAATGTATCTCCATATACTCCATATTGATTTTCGTTATTAACTGTGTCTACTGCATAAAATACACCCGTTGTTTCTTTGATAGTTGGAATTGCTGTTGTATCTATTACATCACCTATTGCTACGGCTAATGCGATACCTACATATTGGTCTTTAAACCAATCTCCATTATCAAGATATGCTTTATCTCGTACGTTTGTCCCAACACTTAATCCATCAAAATTAGTTAATTGGAATGTGTCATTGTTATTATTTTTATAAGGTGTATCTGTTATACCTTGTTCTATTTGTAACATATCTATTATTTCTTGTATAGTTAATGTATCTGCTGATGAAGTATAAAAATACACTGCTATGTATTTACTATCACTAGCGCTTGTTGATGTAAGAGTTATTGCACCATTATCTTGTACTAACCCTGTATGGGCAACTCCTATATCAGGCTCAATGTTTGTAAATGCAATACCAAACCTTGCTGTAACTGTTGATTTAGATACATTATAACTTGTACTTGGTAAACAAGGAATATATAAAGTCCTAGTTGCTGCAAGAGATGAGATAACACCTGATGCGTTTAAATAGGCTTCTAATACATTTGTATTTTCTTTATCTAGTTCATTAACACCTACTGAATAAATAGATGGATTAGATAAAACTTTTATACCCTCTATATATGTGTTTGTGTCAACTATATTGAATATTTCACTTTCTATTTTACTTATTAGTGGGGTGTTTTCAAATGGGATTACCATAACCCAATCTACTTCAACTTCCGCCCAACCACTTGCATTTGTATCTACTACCGAAACATATCCTGTACCACTTGTACTAACTGCTTTTAAAATTTCAAAGTTTCCACTACCACTATGGAAATCAACTACTCCACTTGTTTCACCAAGTCCTACTAATGGACTAGAGGCTTTAACTCTAGCAACTAATAATCTTGATGTTGTATAACCGTGTTGTTGATACATTCTACCATTTGCTCCTGTTGCAGTGAATGACGCTATGGTATTTGTTATAACTGGTACTGATGTCCCTGTTGATAAGAATGGTGTCAATAATCCATTTGAAAAATCACCGTTTTTTAATACTTGATTAAGTGTTAACCCCTCAATAGATTTAAGAGTTGGAATACCTTTAATCGGTTTACCTAGTCCATATGTTGAGTTAACCGAACTATCGAATGTTAATGGTAAAGGTAGTAAAGTCTCACCTTTCATCATAAACTGAACGCTATCGTAATACACATCAGTTTTTAAATCTTGCGTATGGCTTACGATTACATTGTTTTCCGTATCATCATATACTAAGTCTTTATATGTTCCTGCTATACCTGTTAAACTTATCGATACATTTGTCGATAAATCAGTTAGTGTATTTGGAAATAATATATCTAGTTTACGATATGTAGTGAGTGCGAAGTTATCTACTGTTGCGTAGAATTTACCTGCTGTATCGTATGTTAGTAATATTACTTTCTCTAATGTGTCTATATCTTCTTCGTTAACTGTTGCTCTTCCCTCAACTACAATTATATCACTTTCATTAGTTGTAATTAGTGCTTTCTCAGCATCGGATAAATGATTTCTTTCTGTTGTTAATCCACCTTGTATTCCTGCTAAATCATTATGTAATGTTTGGAATGGTGTATCAACATGAGATGCGTTATCTGTTCCACTATGCACGATTGTAATAATTGGACTTAACACACTTGTTGTTCTACCATAATATTTAATAACTATTCTATCAGTTGCTAAGATAGTAAATTCACTTTGTACTGATGTAATATTATATAGTTGATTAACTGTTGCGTTTATTTCTTCCGTTTGTGTTTCAAATAATAGAGTTTCAGTTCCACCACTTGCTCTTTTATATACTTTCATTTTAGCAGTAGTTAACCCATTTGTACTTGATAGTCTTGCATATGTTCCAAACTTCCAAGTTCCTGCTTCTATTGCTGTTCTATCTAATACTGATGAAGCAAATGAGTATATAAGCGTGTCAGTTGAAGCACTTGATAATACTATTGAATCATCTTCTTCAGTTAATCCTAAAGGTAAAGGACTTAATAATTTATATCCGCCTATATCGCTTGCTGTTGTTTCTAAATAGAATGTAATTGATTTACCTGCACCTTGTGTTCCAACATCTCCATTGACCCATTCAGCACCATTATATATAATTGATTCCCCTGTTTCAGGACTTGGTGCATTAACATTTGATAAATCATCAAATTCTAAATTATCTATTTTTGTATCTAACGCTATTGCTTTATCATCTACTAAGCCAATGTTAGTATCTACATTACCCTCATCTGTTATTACATCTACAAATGTTGGAGTGTCCGTAGTTTTAACTGATTGATTAAGTAAATTGTTTTTAGCTAACTGATAAGCATATGAAATATTACCTGCTGTTGTTCCTATGTTACGAGCAAACTTAACATCTTTCGTCGCTGTTCCCTCAGTATCATATTCATTAACGGGCATAAGTCCACCTGTAACACCTGTAAGTGCATCTATAATGTTGTTTAACTCATCTATCTCAGTGTAAATAGTATTCAATACCAACGCTATTGCAGTCGCAGTTTCAGTATTAAAATCATCATTAGATAATGTTGTTGCTTTAAATGTTTCAGTATATTCTAATGTATTGCTTAACAATATTTCGTTATATAATGTTGTTTGTTTATCCCATTCAGTACCATCAAATTCCCAAGTTTTATAATCTTCATCTGTCGTTTCAAAAACATTAACAAAATTAGATGTAACTGCACTTGGATATAATGCAATTATCTCATTTGATATAGTTGTTGCATCACTTGATGCTGTTGCATATTCTCCTAAATAGTCTGTATCAGATAAATCAATTTCTAATTCTTGGAAACTTACCTTATATTGTGTCGCACGATTTGATTTTATAATACCACTTACACCCGTTACGATATGGAAATAGAATAAACTCCACCCTAACTCTTGGTCTGCTGCTGGTACAATAGCATCAATTATCTCTGTGTCTGTTTCTCTTCTCATTTTAAGACTAGGTATAGGATTTACACCTGTCAACTCAAAGAACTTTTGAGGAAAGAACTTAATCTTTGCAGAGTTCGTTCCCCAATCAGCATAAAACCACGCAATATCAGTATAGTTGTTTTCTAATATTGGTGTAACATCAGTCAACTTATCTAAACTGTCATCTACTGTGTTTAATTTATATACTATATTTCTACTCATTTTTTACCACTCCTATTTCTTTGGCTTTGGCTCTTGTTTTGGCTTGTTCAATACTTGTTTCGTTGTCATGTTAACTTTGATTTTTACTTTTTCCATACTATGTTACTGTAATTTGGAATGATGTTACGATTAAATCTCCACCACTTGGGAAGTCATTGTTAGTTGTTAGTGTTTCACTTGCTAATGAATTAATTAACGATTGACCTACCACTTTTAAATACACATGGTCTATTGTATTTCCTGATGGTATTGTTAATGTTACACTTGCTGATACATCTGTAACTCCACTTGATGCTGCTGTATATGTTACTGTACCTGTTGCTATTTCTGCTGCACCTACTGTTGCTACTAATTGTAAATTTGCTAATTGCCCTATTCCATCTGCTAATGCGTTTAATCCCGCTACTTGTAATGCCATCTTTTTATTCTCCTTTTATTTTATAATATATTTTATTTTCTTCATCAGTCAATTCTTCAACTAATGTTTGTATCTTCATATCTTCTATACTAATTGGTAAATCACCTTTAACATAGATACCTACCAAACCCATTTTAGGGTCTGGCACTATGATATCTACTTTTCCTAATTCGTTTAATTTTAATAAATACATTCGTTCCACCTACTTAAATTTCTTGACAACGGAATGTTTGCGTTGTAATTTCTAATTCACCTATGTAATCTTGACAAGCCCATTGTTGTAATAAGGTATCAAACATACATAATGTATAAGTTGCTCCATCACTACAAGCTGGTGCTGTTGTTGTTTCGTTTGTAGCACTTGCATAACCTAATCCATCATTTACAAATGCACAGCCTGTTACTGTATCTACTGCTTTAATATTTCCTACATCTGCTATTGATAAACATTGGTCAATAGTTGGTGTTCCACCTGCTACGGCTACCCAATCAACTTCTGCTCCACTTGCTGAATATTCTAATGTACTAATTGCTGAAGCTGTGAATGATGCTGATAGTGTTTCGTTAGTAGGTTGGTTATATATAATACTACTTGATACACTTGCTGACATATCAAATCCAACTGACCTAGTAACTTCATAACCAATTTGACTTGTTGCTACTGCTGACATATTAATAGAAATTATATGGTCTTCTAAACCGATTTCATTTAATATTGCACTAACTGCTGTAACTGCAAATGATGCTGATAATTCTTGATTAAATAATCCTATTTCGTGTTCTATATTACTTGTTGCTATTGCTGTGAATGATGCTGATAATACTTCATCATTTGATTCTCTTAGATAAGTCATATCTAATGTTGCTGTTGCTAAGAATGTTGCTGCTAAGTTTTCATTATTTTTAACATATTCAAACAATGTTGATAATGCTGCTGTTGCTCCAAATTCAGCTTGTAATGAATAGTTAAGTGCTGACTGTTCATATGTTACATCAAGTGATGATATTGCTTCAAACTCTGCTATAAGTCCAAAGTTATATATTTGTTCATATGTTGATGATAGTGTTGCTATTGCTTCAAGTTCTGCTATTACACCATGATCTAATCTTTGTGATGATACCATTAAACTTGTTGCTAATGCTGACATTGCTATTGATATTGCTATATTACCACCGTTTACATATGAAATATTGCTTGTTGATAACGCTGATAAGTTGACTGATAGTAATTGATTTATTTTAGATACTGTTACCATATCTAGTGTTGCTGTAACACTATCCATAACGGCTGCTAAGAACTCTACACCATCATATGATAAATCACTAACACCTGGTCGGCTTAATAAACTGTTTAAATATATTAAGTTTAAATCACTATCAATATAATTAAATGCTAAATAAATATTATATGGTGCTTCAGTTTTATGTAATATCCAAGATGACCCGCTTGGTATTCCTGTTAAAGTCATATGTTGATATAATACATTTAATGAATATGCACCAGTACCAGTTGAACCTGTTTTCCTATACTTATCATATATTGTGTGTTTCGTTGTACTTGGATAATATGACAATGTAAGATTTTGTTCACTACCTAATTCTTTAATAAGTGAGTTATTTGATGAAAAGTAATCTCCTACTATTAAATTTGACCTATCACTTACTGCGTGAATAACTGTTGATAATGCAGGTATCTCATTCGGGTTAATTCCTGCTATCCATTCTTCTGCCTCAATTAGTGTGTCAGTTCCTACACTACCTACTGGGAATGTGTCAGGCGTTGAAGTTAAATCATTAAAATAACTTATCTCAAATGTTTCTACTTCTCCATTAACATCTCCAAATGATATAGGTACTAATTTATATCCTGCTACACCACTCGTATCTGCTGCTAATTGATAACCTGCAAACTTAGGATGTTTGAATCCTACATGAAATACCATTGATGTTCCTAGTGGGAAATGAGTTGATGTCATATTTAACAATGTATTCCCATTACTTACTGAATCCCATTGTGCTGCTAACACTGGTGTATCATATGTTGCATTCCATTTTAATCCATTAAATAATGCTTTCCTACCTCTAGTTGTAAGATAACCCGTATCATTTTTATTTTCACCACTAAATATTATATATTCTTCTCTAACAAAGTTAGTTGTTATATTTCTCTTTTGTATAGTAAACGGACTGACCGATTTATTAACTGTGGTTAATGGGTTTAATATACTAGAATTTTTAACAAATAAGTATTTTACATCCATACTATTGTGTCTTGCAATCATATGAATTTTAATAACTTTATAATCATCTACTGTGTAATCATTTAATCCCCATAATGTGAATGGAGTTAAATTGTTATATGTTTTAGTAACTTCATATGTATCATTTCCAATACGGTTAATATGCGATTTAAGAGCCTTTCCATATCTTGATAACTCTAATACTGAATCTTTCTGATTGTTCATTACAGTAGCAGTTTTGTATGTTCTATCTATATTGTGTCGTTCTACTCTAACATCCATATCTCTCATTGGTTGATAATAAAATCTCATTTGCATTTCAGCTACTTGTTGAGGAACCCAATCTAATGTTGCATAACCATTTGCAAGTAACCAACTATGAATTATTACTTCTTGAACCAATGTACCATTACTCGGTTGAGTAGCGTTTTCGTATTTAACACCAAAATTTTGTATGATGTTATCTCCCTCATTATAGTAAACGGTATTGTTCTTATAAACACCAGCCCATAATGTAGCCATATTTCTTTCTACTGTTAATTGATCCCATTCTGCTTTAGATACAATGTAGTCGCTTATATCCGCCTCTATAAATTCACTACCTGAGCCTGTATCAACTTCAATATTAACTATCGTACCTTGTATTTTTCTAATTCCACTATCTAATATAAATACTGCATTAGTATCTATAAATTTTGTATCTTCAGTTCTAGGTGATACACTACCTGTTTTACTAGGAAAATATGTATAACCTATCTCTTCTTCTTTTTCATATGTTCCATTTTTAATTTTAGAGTAAACACCTAATCCATAATCTGCAATATCACTTGTTACTACTTCACCTATGATATCACCTAATGTAATTAAGTTTCCTAATTTACCAAATGGTTCATTTCCTATAATACTATCTAAACTTAATGTTGGTACTGCATCTACACTTCTAAACATATCGGTCAAGTTGGTCAACATATTTGCGCCTGAGTATTCTTTTTCAGTTGCTTCTACATCTAATAACAATTCCGTTTCTGCATCATATGAGAAAGATGATAATCTACTAAAATTATGTGTTTCTAATATATTATCTAATTGGTCTTTATATGTTATGGCAATACCATTTTTAGTAGTATATAATCTATCTGCCATTTGATATAATGACAATTTAATAATTGGTTCCGACAATGATATTGAATGGTTATATATGTTAGGTGATATTCTAGTTGATATATCCTGTTGAATACAAGACTCATAATCAACTCCATTTATCGTTATAACCACATTTGCAAAGTCTGGATATGCTTCTCGCTTAGATAAGTTATTAAGTTTGATAACCCCTAAGTTGAATTCTTCAGCTCCATCTAATACAAATTCTATTGGAAATTCATGTTCTACGGTTACACCACTAATTTTGATACTAACCATAATATCCACCTGCATTACTATTTCTTCTAGTACCTCTTGCTTTTATTTGTACTTCGTTTTCTAAGTTTAATCTATGTGTATCTACTGCAATACCTATTGTGTTTATAAACATTTCTCCACCTACTGCAATACCTGCTACTGGAAAACTAAATAATGCTAATGCACCAATACCTACTAACTTACCTGCATCTGCCATTGTTTGTTCTAATTCACTTATTCCTAATTCACCTGTTAATGCTTGGAAACCTTTGCCTACAACTCGTTTTGTTTGCATGGCTGCAAGTCCAAATACTATTTTGTTTTTTGCTTTAACTTTAGCCATTAAATCAGGGCTACCTGCATTACTTGTTTTTTGGTCGGGACTTTGTGAAAATCCTCCTACATCAGACTTTGCTAACCTGATTATATATTCGTTTGCCATTATACATCAGCCTCCACCCAATCTAGTTCTAAGAGCACAATACCATTATCTGTTAATGTTCTTGCACCACCTTTAATTAACGCTATATAACTAAATGTAACACCATCAAATATATGTACTATATCCCATAGTGCATCTTTATTTTCTTTATTCATTGTTACTGAGTATAACTTTTTGTCTATCTCTGTGCTATTATAGAACACTGACATTTTAGGAACGGCAACTTTATTACTTATTGTTGCTTTTGATATACCTGTTTTATTGCTATATGCAGGGTCTCCTCCTGTACCAAATAATTCATCTTCAAGTTTCATTATTTGATAAGTAGTTGGTTCAGTTATAGCCGTTGATGTCATAATCGCTTTACCTGTTGATATAGCAGTCCCATTACCTGTTGCTATGAATATCTCACCTAATGTATTAGAACTAGCACCTAACGCTGTAAAATCAGTATCACCTACAAATGATATTTGATATGATGAACCTATATTAAATGCGCCTGCTTCTATTTCTCTTAATCTCATTTTCCATAAGTCAGTATCTTTTTTAATATATCCATTTTTAATTGCTGTTAAATATATATTGATTTTATAAAATGAATAAAAGTTACCACTTTGTACTGGTAATGTTGCTTGTTTATCACCACGACTTGTCTTAAATGCTACTGTGTAACCATCTAATTCGGCCTGTTTGTTTGTAAAGAAATAATCTCTAAACTCTTTTAATGCCATTTTTACTTCTGTTTCTCTTGTTGTTCTAAAGAATACTTGATATTGCATATAGTAATCTGATCTATCAGCTAAGTTTACACTAGGTGTTTCATTTGATATCTCTTCACTAACTGGAATAACCTCTACTCTTTCGTACTCAAACTTATTTGATGAACTACTATCTACTACATAGGGTATGCCATTTTGATACAAGCCTATTAAATACCCACCTTTAAACACTACTTCCTGTGTGTTGGCGTTTAACACTTCTACCACTTTATCATATACTAATTCTTTAAATAGATTAGACACGCTGTGTACCCCCTAATTCCTCTAACATCTTATTTTGATTTTCTAATAAGATTTGATTTACTTCTAACATATTATATGGTATTCCTAATTGTTGACTGAACCCATACATTGCTAATTGACCAGTTGTTTTCTCACTAATAAACCCTTTATTCGGGTCTACTATCTCGCCTGTTAAATAGTGAATAAATCCCTCTTCTTGATAGATTATATGAGGTACTGTAAATGTATTATATGAAATAACAATCTCATCTGCCATATCAATAAATTCAACACCATTTCTAACCATATCTCCACTATCGCTAAACTCTGCCATAACACCTAATGTGATTTGAATAACATCTGCCATGTTAATTTCAGCCATATTCTACCCTGCTTTCGTAATCCAATATTCATAGAATGTTTTATTCCTATGCTTATTACCCATTTGATTCATAGGTTTAGGATCAACTGCACCTATCATACTAAAATCACCTATATTTGCATTGTTATATGATTGTCTTTGAAATGTAATCTTATCATTAACTTCAAAATTTAATTGAGTAGTAGTCTTAATTATCTCTTCTACTGTTCCAATGGGTGTATTTGACTGTGGTGTCCATCTTGTATGTTTAACTGATACTCTATTACAAAAGAATGGTTCCCCATCAGTTGCCCAATCAGGTGTGTTATCTCTTGTATCTCGTTTATGTAAGTATGCTACATTTTCTTTATAAAGTTCTCTAGGCATTAATACCCCACCTCAAACTCATCAGTTGGAACAAACCCCACCATTTCACCTATTACATATACATTAGATTGTTTTAACATATTAATGATAGATTTAGGCCACTTAGTTTCACCTGCTAAATACTTACTAAACCAATCTACATTTTCTTCTAACTCAATCATATATGTTAGTGCATTAATAATAGATGTAACTTCACCATTTGCATTAAGTGATATATTATATTGAATTAAATCTCTATGCTTAAATTGGTCTTCTTTGTTATTATGATAATTGTTTGTATATAAACTATGCAATGCTCTTCCCATTTTTTCAAGCATAACCTTAGCACTTGGTTTCCATAAATCAACTAGGTATTCATAACCTGTATATTTAATTAAACCTGCTTCAGTTAAATAATGAAAATGTTCTTCACTATTATATTTCAAATATTCAGTTTCTACTATTGCCATGTTCTTCACTCCTTTAATAATATAGGGCAGGGTATTAACCCCACCCATATTAGTTTATTATATTTAGTCTGCTTCCCACACTGCGTAGATAGTATCATCTGCTGTTGCTAAATCTGTTGCTCCAACTAATGAAGTACCTCCTGCATCATAGGCCCAACCTGTCAATGTATTTGCTGTATACACTGGAACTGGGAAAGGCTCGTAGTTTAATATAACTGTGTGATTTACTAATACATCTTCAACCACTATGTCAGCCTCACTTGCTGCTATATTTCCTCCGTTAAGGTCAAAAGTCAGGCTTGTTCAACTAGCATCTAAATCATGAAACTTAAGTAATGCTCTTGCTGGATTTGTTAATTTGAATCCTGATACCATTTCAACTTGTGCTAATGTTCCGTTAAATCTTTCTGAGTCTTTAACACGAACCATATCAACACTTGTTACAATTGAGAAAGCATCATGGTCATACATTGCATATTCTAATTCATCACCTGTTGCCCAAGTAATTCCACCGATAGTTGCTCCATCAATAGCTGCTGCATCTAATGCTTCATATTCAATAACTGTCATACCTGCAACTCTACCTACATTACCACCTGAAACTACCATATCACCGATTGTACCAGTTCTTTGGAACTCATCAGATTTAAGTAACAATGCGTAAACTTTAGGACTAACAACTACTACATCAGGTACTACACCTGTTGCTACTAATTTAGCTCTGTCATCAACGATTGTATCAAATACAGTTGTTGATGATAATACTGTTAAGATGTTAGTTGAGTTTATAATACCAACTGTACCTATTAACTCTTTAACACCCGATAATGTCCAAGCCTTAGCAATCTCTTTAATACCCATTTCTAATTCTGCTGCTGCGATTGGATATGCTACTGAAGCTGCTGTTGCGTTATAAATTTTTCTTGAACGGTTATATTGTAAATTCAATGCGATAGTAATTAATGTGTCTTTTACGATTGCATCACTGAAGTCTGCACCTGGTACTGTAGGTGTAATAGTTCCAACACCTGGTTTATGTACTAAAATTTGACCTGCAGGGCCAAGTTGATATTTAGATGTAAATGTAATACCATCTTGGAAAATGTTGTTAAACCATAGATTTGGTTCAACTAATGCTGAGAATTTGTCATCTACTGAATGTCCAGTTGATGCAGGATATAATAATACCCCTCTATCATTTGCTAATATTGATAGCAAGAATGTAAATAATTTTTTCATATGTGTTTCTCCTTTTTTATTTTTTGATATACTGACCATAAAGTTTAGGATTTGCTGCCATATACTTTTCTGTGTCTGACATATCACTAGGATTGCCTGCTCCGTTATTTTCGTTAACTCCAATATGTATACCTGTTTTAGATTTGAAATTAGGATATTTCTTAACAACTTCCTCAAATTTACTTGGGTCATTGCCTGCTAATTTCATTACATCTTCAAGGTTGTCATCGGCTATGTTTAATTTAGATGCCATAAGTTCACTTGCATATTTAAGTTGAGTAGACTCCCACTCTGTTTCTTTAGTCTTAAATGCGTTTACTTGTTCCTGCAATATTTCTTGCTCGGACTTTTGGTCTATTTGCCATTTTGTAAACTCATCAAACTTTGTTTTTAATTCCTTTGGATCAAATGCGTTGATACCTAATTCTTTAGATAGTTCTCTTGTAGCCTCTATCTTACTTTGTTTTGCAACTTCAATAGCCTTATTATCAGCAATTACTTTTGCTTCATTTGTTGCTATCTCCGCTGGTGTTAAATCTACTTCTCCTCTTTCATTACCTAACAATTCAACTGATGTTGTGATAAGTAATTGAAATAGTGATGATGCTATTAACATAATTTTAAACATTTTATTCCTCCATTTAAAGTCAGTACGACTATTGCCTAGTTTGAGGTCTAGTAACCTTTATAATAAACTCGCCATATTACTTGCGATTATACCTACCGTTAATAATTCTTGTCTACTTACTAATGTTGTTAAGAAACTTACATTCTCCGTTGGTACTACTGTTGATAGTAAACTCGTTATGATAGGCTTTTGTACTGACACTTTGAGGTTTTGTATTTCATTAAACAACTCATCATCAGTTAAATCTCTATCACCATTAAGTGGTAAACTACCAACCTTAGAAAATGCTACATTTCTATTTCTTAAATTTTGCCATACCCATTTACCTTTACTTGATGACAACAACAAATCACCGAAGTTTTTACCTTGATTAGGATACTTATATATACTTCCATTATGAAATCTAATGAATAAATCGCTACCTCTTCTATCACCTGCTGATACATTACTACTAAAAAACGGTGTAAATCCCTCATCCTTTAGTTTCTTTTGGTCTGCCGTAGATGTTTTAATCCGTTTAAATTCATGTATTATCTTAGGCATTATTCTTCTTCTTTATCTTTGGTTGTTTCTTTCTTAGTTGGAACGCCATTATTTAACATCTTACGAGCTTTGTCTTCAGGTATGTTTAAGAATGTCATTAACATCTCTAATGCTCCATCAAACGATAATACACCGTTATTAAACCCATCTACTATTGCAACTGCTGATGTGATTTGTGCTCCATTTAATAATACTTCTTCTACATTTTCTTCGGGTGTTTCATCTTCTAATATTTGATTGTCTTTCTCTTGTGCAGTATCAGCATTTTCTACCTCTACTACGCCATCAGGGATTTCAATAATATCAACCTCATCTTCGGTTAAACTCTCTTCACTTGCTATATTAATGTTTTGCAATGCACTTGCCTCAGCAGTAGATATGGTATCTATTCCATTATCTAACTTAATTCTTGCTGATATTGCTAGTTGTTCTTTCTCTGTTACATCACTATGAACATATTTAACACCTGTTAATATATCCCATGTTGTGTTAATACCTAGTGCTACTTCAGTTGTTCTATCTTTTTTAGACTTAATAATATAATCTTCAAATGATGGTATGATTTCAAACTCAGGTATTGCGCCTACTATGAAATTGCCATCAACTGTTTCTTTCATATCTTTAGTCATTAAATGGAACTCTAACGCTGTTTGTATAAAGTCAGCTAGAAACTCTTTCCATAACTCTATTTTCTTATTACGAGTACGAATAGACACTTTCTCACGCTCTTGTTGTGATTCACTGCTACTATCTATACTTTCTAATCCTGTTACACCTACTGTCAATGGTGATAGCCCTGCATTGTTTAATACTTGAACTACCCATATCTTATATGATTCAAGATGTTTCTCAGTTCTTACATCTCCTTGTTCATATAGTATTTTTTGTTTATCTACATTTTCACTAGGGCTGTCAGCATATATAATATGATTAACTTTGAAGTCATCAGGCAATGTAGCACTACCGCTACCATTCTTAGGCATATACTCTTCAGGGAAATATCTAACTAACTTACCATCTCTAAACTCTTGAATCCAAGTTGATAGTATTTCATCTATTCCATCTAATGCTCCATACGATCCTGCGTAATCACTCTCACCTATTGTGCTATTTCTAAACTCACTATTAGGTAATTTGTTTGGCTTATATAAACTTAACTTCTTAAAGTAGCCTATGAAGTCAACTCGTTTTAAGTCTTTAGTTTGTTCTAACTCATTCAACTCAGCAGGGTTCCAAGTAGGTTCTACCTGTGCTTGCCCTCTTGTATCAAATTGTAATCGTTCTAACTTATAATCAATGTAAGCACCTTTTTCACCAACACCATACATCTCACTTAATCTATATTTGGCTTTACCTTTTTCATAATATACAAAGAATATATCTTCTACTATACGACCACTTACAATCACATTAGTATAGTTTTCAGGTTGCCATGATTCAAGTATAGGATATTCACTTACTAATGGATTACGGGTCATTTTCCACGCTACTCCACCACTCCATGATTCCGTTTCAATACCTTTACTCATCAATGAACTTATCTTATTATCTGCTAACATCAAGTCTAATTCTTCTTGTAAGGACTCTTCATCTTTACCCTCTACATTTAACTTAAAGCCATTTCCAATAATTAAGTCTACCATTTTCTCACTTATTAGTTGAGGAAATCCACTATGTATCTTTCTAAAATCATTGTTACCACTAGCCCAAAAGTAATTTAATGATTCACTAGGTTGCCCACTTCTATAAAACTTAGGCGCTTCCTTACGATAGAAATATGCTATGTCTTGTTCAATTCCTGCATACCATATACCATTTTCTAATATTCTCCTAGTCATATGTCTATCATCATATGGGTTTTTCATGCTTACTAACAATGGATTATATTTCATCTCTGTGCCAACTCCTCTACCAAATTGTTGTATTCTTTTATCTATCATCTTACCAGCCCAATATAGTGGGTTTACTGCGTTCCGTACTTTCATCTAAACCCTCCTTAAGAGATAGTCTATTTTGTTAATTTTATTTCTTTATTTGTATGTAATGCTAATGTGAATAACAATGCTATAACGACAAAAATAAGTATCTCAGGTATTGTCATTACTAACGCTATACTCATGATACTCCATACTATTGCTCTTGATAATACTAATACTGTGAAGAAGATACAAAATGTCAATTTACTATTCATTCTATTTTGCCCTCTTTTCTTAATCTCTCTAGTGTTATCTCTAATGCTTCAGCAGCCTCATTAAATGATAAATGCGATACTACCATTATCTCTGCTATTAATTCTTTTTTATCTAATACCATTACATCTTGTTTATCCATTTATATTACCTATATCTTTCTAGCCATATAAGATGTAAACGGTGCTTGCCCATATTCTACACTATCTACTCTATCTTTATGTAGATGTTTAGCAAACCCTCTTATATCGGTCTTACTTGTTGTTACATAATACGCCTTAGTAAATGATGTATATATTGGTTCGGTCTTATCAGTGAATAATAACCTACCTTGATCTAATAACGATATACCTAAATCAATTCGTTGCTTTATTGTATATTTATATGCTTTGTAACATCTTAACCCATAATGTAGTTTAGTTCTTGCATCCATTGTTAATCGCATTATCTTATTAGCTGCATCAATAAATATGCCTTTCATATATGGTGAATACTCTTCATAATAAGGTACAAACCATTTAACAAACTGTTCCCATATTTGATCGTGGTTAGCATCATTAAACTCTATGAAGTCTACTACTATGTGATGCCTATAACCTCGTGTCCATACATTGAGTGTGAATACATTGTTATCTGTACCACCTACATCTTGTCCTATATCTATTACTTCTATTCCACCATGTTTCTCAACGAAGTCTACCCAATCACCTTTAATGATGTTCTTATGTCTACTCATATAATCAGCATAGATAACACCCTCACGGATACCTCTTATACCTATTATTTTTGTCATCCATTGATAGGAACCTTTTGGTGTACTCTCGTATAAGTCCTCTTTTTGTTGTTGTGTCATAGTTGGGTTATCTTCAAACCCAAAGAAGTAATACCTATATTTTTCATTTGCTTCACTACGATTTAATTCTATCCATGTTTCCTTTGGTACTTGACTAGACCACTTTTCTAATGGTCTACCTTTATTCATATAATCTAAATAGATTGGTGCATCAGGGTCGCCACCATTACAACTTGCTAACATAAATCCACTGTTTCTAAACACACGAATAAATGCTTCACTTATAAACTCATCATCTGCTATGTTGATTTCCTCTATATTAAATCCGTTGATTGTTAACCCTAGTATATCACTCCATCTGCTCTTGTTATCATAACCTACTAAATAGATAGTCTTAATCCCTTTAGGTGTTGTAACTGATATTCTTGCTCCACCTACACCTGATGATTTATAATCACATATAGGCCTAAATATATTGTAAAAAGAATCAGGATTTTGTATGAACATTTTTTCTACTACTGGCAAACTCTTTCCAGCTAATACAAATTGTGTATGATTGGATGGACTTGCTAGTATATTCATTATAAACTTGATTCCTAATATGAATGACTTTGATCCATTTGTAACTCCCTCAGCAAATATGATAGGAGTTTTATCTTTTAATATATCTTTATGCTTTTCTAATAAGATTACTTGGTCTAATGTCATTATTTAATTAACCCTGCAAACTTATCTAATGCTACCATAAACTCTTTTGTTTCTATACTACCTTTAACATCAATCTTATCTCCCCATTTACTTGGTGCTAAGTTTTTCAATGAGAATATCAATGCTGTAGTATTACCCTCTAATGCTTTGTTATATAATGTTTGTTCCAATTTAGATATCAATGTTATCTTGCTAACTTTTAATGCTCTCGTTAGTAACGGATACTTATTCTTATAATCATTCCACGCTGTAGACCCTATGCCTAGCGTTTTATATATATCTTCTTCTCTTGCTCCATCTA